GCGGACGGACCCCTTCAGGCCACGGACCCAAGACCACGGACGGCAATTCGAAAAGGAACCGCTTCATTCAAGACTGGATAATGTTCAAGGCGGGCTTGACGTTGATCAAATACTATCGAAAGATCCTCGGGGACGACTTCTGGTTGAAATTACACCGGCGGTTCCGAGAACAATGGCTGAGAGCTGCCCAAAATTTTTATTGCTTCATAAACTCAACTGAAACACGCGGCATCGGCTGGATCTGCAAGAACATCATCGTCCAAGAAGGCAAGAACGCACGGTTCGATTTTTGCTCAAAAACTTGCGTCCGAACCGGCAATCGTTACCGCATCATCCGGGACTTTGGGAAGACACTCATGAACAGTCGGTACTACACCGGAGCCAACCGCGCCCTGCTCGAGTCCCCCAAACTCCACCGGCACGCTGTCGCACTTTCAAATCTCCAATACTATGCGCACATTCCATTCTTCTCAGAAATTTACACCAGAGTGATCGACAAAGCAGAGTACAGCGACAAGCAAAAGAGACAAATAGAGAAATACATCCGATCTCACACATCACTCGAACTTAACAACAGTGACACCACGCTCAATCCCATGACAGACATCTTGACAGAATTGCAAATTTATTTCAACTGGAAACACAAAACAGCGGTCAACAAGGTCGAACTGGTGTCAATTTTAACGCAGTATCGCGACTGCGACAATGTCGTTGTTCCAAAGCACGTAGCAAACGCATTAATCGGGTGCGTGCAAATTATGAGAAAAACAAAAAAGCAAAACAACAACCGGGCCAAGAGAAGACAGCGGAAGAAAGCACCAGCACCACGAAGCTCGAAGCCCGCCCCAAGCGAAATGAACAACGAACTCAAAATGAAAGACTTGAATCCAGCAGAAAATCAATACCTCGGCGCAATCTACAACCCACTGGAAGCGCGAGCCCCAAAAATACCCTCGCCTTTCGCAGTTCCAACCCGAACAGCCAAATTCAGAGAAACCGCCAGTATTGTTACCAACACCAACGGAGACGCCTTCTTTTTCCTCAACCCTTGGGAACTGAATCCTCTACGATATCAAAATACAGTATATGTGACAGAGACAGCAAATTTGATCAGCTACACAGGAACCCAAGTATGGAACAAAGCATCGCCAATCGTTTCAAGCGCAAGCGCAGCTTCATGGCGTGTCGTCTCCGCCGAACTGAGGGCAACCGATCTTGCCAACTCAACCGTGCAAACCGGACGCCTGCAATACGGAATCGTCCCAAACGCATTTTTGACCACCGGCATGACCCTCGACGCACTGCTCGATCAACCGTCAACCAAAGCAATGTTCAACGGAAAAGCACAACAAGGAAAAGCTCTCTACCTGCCTGCCGATTACGAAGCTCTCGACTTCACCTCGACTGCAGGAAGTAAAGGAACGTTCTACGTCCCTTTCTTCTATTGCAATCGAACATCACCCGGCACCACAATTTCTGTTGACTTCTGCATCAATTACGAATTCATCCCGAGCGCCACTCAAACCGACCTATTAACGCCGACCCCAGCAGCCTTCGGCATAATAGAGAAGGTATTTCGCCACCTGACCACAACCTTTAACAACGGAACGTTCTTGGCTCAGGGACTGAAAGTTGGCCTCAAAGCACTGGCACTTGCAAGCTCAGTCGGAGTATCTGCCTAAGCTGTGCAACGGTAATATTAGGAGTTTCCAATATTACAAATTCGTTTTTGCTTAAATCGTTCTACGCTAAATTCGTGCAACTTTGAACGTCGCCCCCCCCGTCAAAAATAGGGGCGTAAATAAAAAGGCTCTCGCAGGAGAGCTTGAGG